GTTTGGTTGGCTCTTTGTTGTGCCGTCGGGGGTTACTCCTGGGCAGCGTGGCGTTATCGCGATGGATTTAAAATCGGATATTGCCTGCACGACTTCTTTTATTGTTACGAAAGTTTTGGATTTCGTACCTACGACCACGATCAAGCGATTGAAAGCAACGGTTGAAAACAGAGACCCAGGCTCTCAACTTGTAGTATTCTACCGGACTTCAGGGTTCGGAAGCATCTCGGGCGGATGGGTAATGATCAACCCAGACGAGGTTCAAGCCATCGGGTCGGTATCTCAGATTCAATTCAAGCTTGGCGTCGCGGTTCAGTGCATTGGGAAGTCCACGCCTATTCAAATCTCGTCGTTTGCGGTTGGATATGATTCGCTCGAAGAGATGTCGGATTTCTGGGAGTATAGCTACGACGACTCAAGCGTGGGTAGCCCGACCCGTTGCGGCTTTAGGCTTCGAGAGACCTATGCCGTAGCTGTGCCGAGCACACTTACGTTCCGGGCTTTTGACCTGTCAAACAATATGCTTGTGTCTGAGAGCATCACGGCAGCGCCGACCAAGTTCCAATACTCAACCGATGGCGGGACCACTTGGTTGGCATTGGGAACCATTCCAAACACGATTGGGACGTTGATTCGGTACACGTTCACTTCACCTCCAGGAGTGGATATCCGACCAAGCTTGAGAGACGCATAAGGAAACAAAATGAACCAACTAATACAAAGCGGATCAGTCGTACAAAGCACGTCGCTTGCTACAATTTGGGGGAACCAACTTGTCACTGGGAACGTCAAACAGGAGTCAAGTCAGGCGTGCATTGTCGATTTGATTCCGCCTGTATTTGGTGGGATTTCATTTTTAGGGTTAGGGGTTTTAGGCCAGTTTCAAGTGCAGTATTCAGCGGGCCTAGATCCCTCAACTCCTGTTAGATATGAGATTTATATCCAAGCAGGAACCGCGACTGGGCTTTTCAATTTGATCAATGTCGCGCTTGTGACGCAGTCATTGACCACTGACCTCTTCGCACTCGCTGACGGGTCACTTCTTGTGCCAGCCACAACTTACTTTGTCGGCGTTCGGGCAGTCGATGCGGTGGGGAATAGAGATTCAAACCTAGTATCCCTCTCATTGGTTAGCCCAGGGATTACAGGCGCAAATATCGCCACGATCTCTGGCATGTTTGCGGTTGACGACACGAATGATTTTATCGGGAGCTTTTGGGTCGCCGACTCATTGGGGACGATTACTAATCCGCTAAGACTTGGAACCGCTTCTTTCATCGTATACGACAACAATGGAAACGCTGTCCCAGGGTTTACGCAGAGTGGGATTATTCCAGATATTAACGGGTTCTTTGAAATCACACCGATCCCATCAGTTTTAGATTTCGAGCACAACTTCTACGCGGCAAAGGTGACTATTGCAGTGGACGGGGTGCCAATCACTTACACGCTTCCCGTCACTCAACAACCCGTGTTGCCGCAGTATGAGACGCGAGCCGTATTCTCGATTAGCCCAATCAACCAACTCCAAGGGACATTCTGGGTCATTAACAATACGGGCCAAGTCACTGATGATCTTGGGACTGCCTCATTTTCCATCCGGGACGTAAACGGAGCACTCATTGGGATAGCTCAATCCGGGCTTGTCGCGGATGTAAACGGGTTCTACAAAATGGCTCCGGTTAGTGCTTCAGTGTTGACGTCGTTAACTCACTATACCGTTCAAATAGAAATCAATGCGCACGGCAGCCCACGCACTGGGTGTGTCGGGTTGAGCATAGCGGAGTAATAAAATGGCACTGAGACGCGCTCAAATGCTAACTTCTACGAATTACTGGCAAGAGGTAAACCTTGCCTTTAATTTGCCGTTAGCTGTAGCGCCTCAGACTGTTATTTGCACAAGGCTTTCAAGCGAACTTAAGCCAATAGCCGTGCAATTGGCCGCGCAATACTCGCAGACTGGGAATCAAATCAACTTGATTGCCTATCTTGAACGTATCCCAGGGCGACCGATTGTTGCGGCAAGTGTGCAATTCACAGTCACTGAAATTCTAGGGGATGGGACATGGAACCCATCAACAACCCAAACCGTGGCGGGAACCCAAGACTTGAGCCGCCGATGGATTGCGCAAATCCCGGCCGACGATGTGATTCAAAATGTTTGCATGGGTAAAAGTACCCTCAAGGTTTTTGCGGTCATCCAAAGGGCCGGCAACATTTACAAAAAAGAAATCTATGTCAATCACCTAGGCATTGGGGAAGCGGCGGCGTGGCTACGCAATCGCTTGAACTATGTCGAGGCAACAAAAAGGGATGAGACCTCATGAGCATCGGCGCACAAGGAATGGGACTAGTTCCAGAAATGTTTCAATGCGTTTCCCCTGGGGTTTCGCAGGTGCTAACGGTTGGCGCGGCAAGCGTGCAATCCGCACTTCCACAACCCGGCGTGTCCATTGTGCGCCTATTCTCAACCGTGGATGTGTGGGTGTCGTTTGGCGCAAACCCAACCGCCGTGGCCGAGGGTTCAACTTCAATGTTTTTGCCGGCCGGCATCGTTGAATACTTCCAAATTTCCTCAAACGAAAAACTGGCAGTGATTCGCAACGCTGCATCCGGCAAACTTTACATCACGGAAGGGGCCAACCAATGAGTGGGGTTGGACTAGGCGCAGGGTCATGGACGACGGGCGCCACTACAGGATATTTGGGTGCATCACTTGTGGGGTTCCTTGATGCCTCGCAAGTCACCCTATCCATTGACGATGCATCCCGCACGGTTACGGTTACGCCGACCGGTGCATTTTTCACGGTTTACGTTGAGGGCAAAAAGTTTGACCTAACAACCGCCCAGTCAATTCAATGGCCGGACGACAATGGGTTGCATTATTTCTATTTCAACACCGATGGAGTCCTTTCCACAATCACGCCATTCACCATTGATTTGATTTCAAAGTTTGCGTTTTGCGCAATCCTCTATTGGGACAAGCCAACCCAAGCGCACGTTTATTGGGGCAATGAACGCCATGGAATCTATATGGGCACCTCAACCCATGCTTATTTGCATCAAACCCGTGGGGCGCAATGGGAACGCGAATTGGGCCTTGTAAATTTCAACGTGGATGGAACGGGCAACCTTGCCGCGGATGCGCAATTCACGGCGGAGGGTGGTGTGATTTGGGATGAGGACATCAAGCACACTATCCCAGCCCAAGCGCAAATCCCGATCCTTTACAAGTCGGGAAGCACTTGGAAGAAAAAAGCCGCCGACCCATTCCCTATCATTCATTCAGGAACCGCCGGATACACGGGCACACGCTTGCCCTATAACCTGAACACCGCCGGCGTTTGGTCATTGGCCGAAGTGGATTCAAACAAGTTTGTCTTGGTTCACATATTCGCAACAAATGACATCGACAACCCCGTTGTGGGAGTGCAAGGCACCAATGAATACAATTCAAAATCAGCCGCAAGGGCCGGGGCAAACGTAGAATTGGAAACTCTTTCCGATTTACCTTTTGCAGAATTCGCCCCGCTTGGGTCCGTGATTTTTGAAACTCAAAATTCATACACCAACGCAATCAAGGGCCGCGTTGTTTCAACCGACACCGGTTCAAACTATGTTGATAAGCGCGGCGAATACTTCCGGCCAGATACAAAATAAAGGGTGACATAGCGGGGCCGTTCATCCCAAAATATGAATTATGGGAATTGAACGGCCTCGCCATCGAATCAAGTTTGATGAATCTAGTTTCACTTTGAAGACATTGGATCAAGTGCAACGGGAGCATGTTATCCTTGCGCTATCCATCACCCGCGGAAATCAACGCCAAGCGGCGGACCTCATCAAGTGCTCGGTTGGGTTCGTGAATAAGATTGTGCAGCAATGCGAACGCCTGGGGATTCGGGTTCCACGCAGGGCAAGCGGGCAATCCAAAACCCACCCATCCCACATCATTGCGAATGACTTTCCTTCCACCTGCCTTGGGGCCTCAAGTGCACTGAACTCCCCAACCCAATCCAAAAACCTGAACGCACTCCGGTCCCGGGCGAACGAAATGCTCGACAATGCTTTTTTTGAACCCGACGCATTCGCACCAACCTTTCACCCGGAAGGTGAAGCATGACCGAGGAAGTCAAAAAGCCCCGGAAGGAATACAAGCGCGGGGAAACCATAGACTGGGAACTATTCGAGAAACTTGTGTGGGTGCCAGTCTTGGCCGTGCACCACTTGGCCGATATGCTCAAGGTCTCCAAATCCACTTTGGAACGGCACGTCAAGGCAAAGTATGGAATGCCAATTGATTCACTCCGCGAACAAAAGGCCGGTCCGATGCGTCAAACGCTTTTCTCGGCAATGTGGAACGCGGCAACCGTGCAAGGCAACATTTCGGCCATGATTTGGATGAGTAAGAACGTGCTGGGGTGGTCCGACAAGGTGGAGCAAAAACAAGAGGTGAAAGCCGAGGTGACCGAAATGGTTTACACCGCGGAATGGGGCGGCACCACCGAAACCCCAAGCCCTCAAAAAGCCGATGAGTGAGAAAAAGACAATCCGCGCACGGCTGAAACTATACAAGCCGCACGCAAAGCAATTGGAGTTTCACAATTCCAATGCGCGGTTCAAGGTTGCGGCACTAGGCCGGCAAGCGGGTAAATCCACAATGGCCTTGAACGAACTATGCCGGCGGGCATGGGAAAAGCCCAACACGACATATTGGTTTGTTTCACCCACGTTCAACCAATCCACCGTTCAATATCGGCGATTGGTCGGCATGCTTTACGCTTGCCCCGAGGTATTCCAGAAAAAGAACCAAACGGAACTTCGGGTCAAACTCATCAACAATTCCCAAATCCGGTTTGTCTCGGGTGAGTCACTCCACAACCTGCGGGGGGAAACCTTGCACGGTGCCGTGATTGATGAGGTGCGGGATCAGGACCCAGAACTATGGCCCCAGGTGATTCGGCCCATGCTTGCAACCACGGGCGGGTGGGCGTCGTTCGTGTCCACGCCACGCGGGTTTGATATGTTTTATGATTTATTTGAGCGGTCAAAAACGGATTCCAATTGGGCAGGGTTTCAAGCCCCGTCCGCATGCAATCCGTTATTCACCGAGGCCGAAATGGAAGAGGCACGGAAGGAACTATCCGAACCCGTGTTTGCGCAGGAAATCCTTGCCCAATTTCGAGACCTATACAACGGAGCGGCATACATCAATTTCAGTGATGCCAACATGAAATCCCAATCCCCGTTCACAACCACTGGGGCATTGTATTCTCCGCACTTGCCCATCCTCTTGGGCGTTGACTTCAACTTGGACCCGATGGCCTGGATTCTCGGCCAAACCAATTCCGGGCAGTATTATTTTTTCGATGAACTATTTTTGAGGGATTCCCACACCCAAGAGGCCGCGCAGGAATTGGTCCACCGGATCAAGCAAATGGACATCAAGGCAAAGCCCATGGTGAGGATTGCCGGCGATGCCTCGGGCCGTGCTGGACAACGTGCGGCGTTCGGGCGTTCGGATTATTCCATCCTTGAGGAGATCCTCAAATCCAACAATATCAGTTTTGAAAACGTGACACCCGCGGCCAACCCAGAAGTCAGGGACCGAGTGAACCTTGTGAATTCCAAACTCAAGGGATCGGATGGGCAGCCGCACGTTTTCGTTCACCCCAATTGCAAAATGCTCCGGAAGGATTTGCAGCGGGTGGGATGGAAACGAAACATCACCCGCGGTGCCCTAGACCAAACATCGGACCCAACCCTCACCCACATTTCGGACGCTATGGGATATTCAATCGCGGCCACGTCCCGCATGTGGCAACCCTCGGCCGGCGGATTGTTTGTTTTGCGCAGATAGTTTGCTGAATTCCATTGAACCCCTCACACTTGTTGGGCGGGTGTGGCACAATTGGAAGCGCGGCACGAATAGTGGGGACGCTCACCGTGCAGGTTGTCGGTTCGAATCCGGCCATCCGCGCCATTTTATTTTTGCGTGTTTGGCCTATTCGAAAAACATTTCATGGAATACCTTTTGGGCACATGGGCAAAATGAAAAGCGGAAATGAGTCAAAACCATATCGGAAATTCCGCCAAGCAACCGAACGCGCATTGGAAGAAATCCACCGCAATGCCCAAATTGAAATCAATGACATTGCCCGAAACGCATTCACCCAGCTTGTGGCCCAAGCCGTTCTCACTTTGAAGCGGTTGCCCTATGGCGTGGCCATGAACAAAGCAACCCAAGACACCCTCACCCAAACGAATGCGCACATGGATGCCCTCTTGGTGCCGCTTGCAAATGAAATGGCCGGGGCAATCAAGCGGTTGAAACGCCGCGCATTTATTTTGTCTTATGTCGCAAGTGCCGAGGCCACGGGCCGGCTCACCGGGAAGGAAACGCAATTCAGCATTGCCCCAGGTGAGATTGACGACGCCACGTCCAAAAACTCGGACGGCGTTCCTTTGATCAATCGCACCATGCTTGCTCTGTCCCGGGTGAAGCGGAAGATTTTGGACGCCCTCGAATTCTCAATTGTGCAGGAATTGCCCGAGGATGAGGCCATTGAAAAAATCTTGGGGGCACTTCCAAAAACCCGCACCGTGGTCCGCCCAAAAAAGGCTATTCAAAAACTCACCGAGGCCGATTTCCCATTTGATGAGGATTCGGAATCCGAATTCACAACGGCCGCAATTGGAACCGCGGAAATGCCCGTTGCCCTATCGTCCGGGTTTGTCTCGGATCAAGAGTGGGACGACATTGTGGACGCGTACAAGCAAGCATACGTTCCCAAGTATCGCGGCCCGGAATCAGTCATCACGGACCTTGAACCCAAACTCGATGGCACTGAATGGTATGGGTGGGAGATTGAAAAGGAAACGACACACGAATTCGTCAAGGATGTGCGGGATGCGGCCAAGCGTGGCGAGTCGGAAAACGGAATCACTGATTTTGTTTTTGTCGCAATTGTGGATGATAAAACGGATGAGTGCTGCTTGTGGCGCGATGGCCTGCTGACAAGTGAAATTCATGAAAGGCTATCGGATCACGATGACGAAAAGGAATGCGGGGATTTAATTGTGCCCCCACTTCATTTCAATTGCCGTTGCACCTTGGCCCCAGCGGTTGACGATATTCCCGATGTGCCGGACAACAAACTAGCAGAATTCGAGGAGTGGTTAAATGTTTGATAAAAACGTGACGGTTGAACGTGTTGGACCACAAGGCAAAACCATTTCGCCGAGGTTTGACGATGAGGAGTTTGATGGACGGTTCAGGGAAACCAACCCAGTCCATTTGACTCCCGAATCCGTGCGCACGGTGCCCGAACTTTTGGCCCTCTTGGAGCGGGATTCATCCGTGGACATTGAGGCCCGGGTGATGGCCGTGGACCCAAGCACTGGCAAAATGGGCATCAAGGTTTTGGGCAAAAATGAATTCCTTGAAACCATGCGCAGTGAATCGAAAATCACTGAAACCAAATTCCGTGAGGCCGTGGATTCGTTCGCCATGGATTCGCAGATTTCAAGCGGCCTTGTCGGTGACGATTATGTCCCAATGCTGGGCGGAAACTTTTTCAAATCGCTTCCCTATTGGGATTTTCTGAAGCAGGCGAATTCCGCGTTCTATGCTTGGAATCACGACCCTCTTGCGCACCAAGCGGTGAACATCATCAAGGATTTCACCTTGGGCCGCGGGTATCGTGTGGACACGGAAAACAAAGCGGCCTTGGCCATTTGGTCCGCGTTCGAAAAGGTGAACGACATCCACGCAATGATGCGTCAAATTGCGATTGAAATTGCAATCTATGGTGAAACGCTTGTTTGGAAATTGCCCAACCACCAAGCCGCCCCAGTGCAAGCACCAACCGCAGGGCAACCGATTCCAAAGGCATTGATTCCACGCGTTCAACTTGTGGACCCAACGGTGATTTGGGAAGTATTATGCTGGCCAGAACAACCGAACCGCCCATTAAGCTTCATTTGGGTTGCCCCCACGATGTATCAAATTTACACGGGGCAGGAAAAGGGCGCACAATTGCCCGGTTCCAAATTCATTTTCCAAACCATTCCAGCCGACCAAATGCGGCAATATAAGGTGAACGTGGTGACCGGTGAAAAGCGTGGCCGGTCCGACTTGTATCCGGTTTTGTCCTATCTCAAGCGAATGCGCGACACCGTGCAATATGCAATCATCGGAACGCAAAAGCAGGCGGCCTATTCAATCGACACCACGGTTGAGGGCGGCCAAGATGATTTGAACGCGTACATTGAAGCGCAGGAATCTATGGGCACCATTCACCCAGCCGGGTCCGAATTCGTGCACACCGCCAAGGTGAAGCGGGAATACCTTTCCGCGGATGGCGCACGAATGGGCAACAACCCAACCTTTGATTGGGTGCTTTCCATGATTGCGTCGGGCCTCGGAATTCCTATTTCATTTTTCGGCACCCACCTTTCCGGAGGGCAAACCCGGGCCTCGGCAATCATTGCAACCGAACCCGTGGCCAAAAAGTTTGAAGCGCGGCAACAAGTATATGAGCGCATCCTTTTGGACTTGTGGGACGATGTGATGGAATGGGCCGGCCTCGGGTATGTGCCGGTTGAATTCACGTTTCCCGAGTTATACACTCAGGACCGCACCCAGAAATTCAAGGATTTGGCATTGGCAGAGTCGCAGGGTTGGCTTGCGAAAAAGCGCGTTGCAGGGATGGCCGCCAAGGAACTTGGCGTCACCGATTATGATTTCGATGCGGAGCAAGACACCCGCGAGGAAACGGACGTTGCCGCCCCTGAAACCCAGTCACCACTCACCACCCCAGGCAAGGTTGAGAAACCGGCCGGCACCCTATCCGGTGCTCAGCGTGTGGAAATCAAAAAACAGGATTCGTGAAAATGGACGACATTTCAGACTATCTCAAAAAGGCCGGCTTCCCCTCATTTGAAGAATTCTCACGGAACGTGGAAAAATATATGGGACGCGATGATGACCGCTTGGCCGAGGTGGATGCGGGGCATGGGAACGCACTGAGCAAAGTGGTCAAAAGGCAAACCTACGAAATCGAGGGTTACAAGTGCAAAACCCTTGAGGAAGTGGAACGCATCGCAAAAGAAAAAGGGATACCTTTGCGGGAATTGGACTACCGGCCGCAATTGATTCCACTCGGTGCCGGAAAAGCGGACGTGCTGGTGCGGTTCGTTTCGAAACCGAAAAGACAATCACGGGGTGAATGGTGATGAAATCAAAAGAGGGTTCAGCCGGCGGTGTTGCGGGAAAGACCTTTTTTTTCGGTGTTGAAGCATTCAAGCCCGCCCCGGTAGTGGGGCCATCCGCACCCGCGCCCAAGGTTCCAGAACCCGAACCCGTGGTGAAGACTGCGGCCGATCAACCCAAATCACCCGATGACATGGTTGCTGAAATCCTTTTGAAAAATCCCGGGATGAATGCAGCGGCATTGGTTCAGGCCCTTAGGGTTGCCGGCATTTCCTTTTCCAAGGTGGACCCATCCGGAATCCAAATGAAGGTTGAGGAAAAGCCCGCCGCATCCGCCGAGGCTGACACCACATCGGCACAACCCGCAGTGTTGCGAGACAAGGCCAAGGAATCGGGCATGCGGGATTCGTTCGTTTCGTGCCGCTTCCTTGAGGCCGTGGCAAATGATGATGGCATTGGTCCATTCCGGTTTAAAACGGTTTTGATTCAAGAGGGCATGGGAAACTTCCGTGACCGCTTTTTCTACACAAAGGAAGCGTTGCAATCTGCAATTGCAGTCTTCGAGGGCCGCAAGTGCTACGCTGACCACCCCAGCCGATCGGATGAAACGGACCGCCCCGAACGCTCGGTGCGAGACATCATCGGGCATTTTGAAAACGTCCACTTGGATGAGTCGGACGATGGGTGCGCAACCCTTGTGGCGGATTTGATTCTGTTACCCGATTCACCTTTTGAATGGGCGCGGTCCCTTGTGCGCCATGCCGTGGACTATGGCAAACGATATCCCGGCCAAGAGTTTGTTGGACTTTCAATCAACGCAAGTGGGGATGCGGAACCCGTGCCCATGCAATCGGTGATTGATGATTCCTCGCTTCCGCAGGGTTGCAAACCCAAGCTTGCGCAGGCGGTGGAAATGGGCATTGAGGATTTGCGAATGGTTCGCAGAATTTCCGAGGCAACCTCGGTGGACCTTGTCACCGAACCCGGGGCCAAGGGAAAAATCATTTCATATTTGGAGGCAAACACGATGGCACGCAAAAAGAATCCTTTTGTTGAATCAAAGGACGAACAAAAACTTCCCGTGATGGAAAAGGAAGCCGTTGAAGCGGCCCCAGCCGGTGAACCCGAGCACGCCGACGTTGAACAAGACAAAGCCCTGATCCTGGACATGATCAAAAAATACATGGCCGGTGAAGGTGGCGAGGAAATCGAATTGGATGAGGCCGCCGCATCCGCAGCGCATGAGGCTTATGAAGCCTACAAGGAAATGGGCAAGGGACATGATGAGGCCATGAAGTGTGCCGCCGAT